TCCAGTTGTCGCTACAATAAACACGTTTTTGTTACACTAAACTAGTCATGTATATCGTAACAAAAACAAGTTTACTATATGGTGGTTGTAGCTCAGTTGGTTAGAGCATCGGTTTGTGGTACCGAGGGTCGTGGGTTCGAGCCCCATCATCCACCCAAAGACTAAACAAAAGACAATATTAGATGAAACTGTCTATTGTTTAGCCATATAATAACACGAGAGAGGAAGTTTAAGCTGTAGTTATTAACCAGATGGAAAAAGGTCGAAAAAGGGTTTGGAGTAGACAGTATACCCATCTCCTTTACGTTAATAACCAGGAACCCTGAAAGACCCAAAACCTCTCTTTACGCTCCGGTGGCGAAATAGGTAAACGCGTTGGTCTTAAACACCAATGGATCACTCCTTGCCGGTTCGATTCCGGCCCGGAGCACCACGGAAGATTGTCAGAGCGGTCTATCGTGCAACTTTGCTAAAGTTGTGATCTGAAAGGATCCGAAGGTTCGAATCCTTCATCTTCCGCTGATATATAATACATAAATAAAAACTTGTATTATGTCAAAAATCACCAAAATTGCTCAAAAAGGTTTAGACCTAATCAAATCATTTGAAGGTCTTAGATTAAAACCATACAAGTGTTCAGCAGGAGTACCAACAATCGGTTACGGTAATACATTTTACGAAAACAGCAAGAAAGTTTCTATGTCTGACGCAGCAATCTCTGAAGCAAGAGCTGTTGAATTGTTGGCATGGTCTTTGACTAAGTTTGAACAATACGTAGACTCTTATTGTATTGATACTCTTAACCAGAATCAATTTGATGCATTAGTAAGTTTTTGTTATAATGTAGGTCCTGCTAATTTAAAATCTAGTACTTTACTAAAGAAAGTTAATAAGGATCCAAAGGATCCAACTATTAGAGCTGAATTTGCAAAATGGAATAAAGCGGGTGGAAAGGCATTAGCTGGATTAACCAGACGAAGAGCAGCAGAAGCTGATCTGTATTTTTCATAAAAATAAGGTAGGAATATGTATACTAAAGAACAAATTGAAAAGGCAGTAAAAGCAAAAGGTTACGTTTGGTTTGAAGGTGAAAAAGACTTTGATGTTAATATTGTCGGTGTTAGAAATAACAGTGCTACTGTATTAGACAAAGTAACAAATGTATTTGATGATTACATGACTTTATCTTTTAAAGAAGGTGGTGTATGGAAATATTACCAATGGAATATTACAACAGATCCAGGTACTAAAGCTGTTAAACAATTTAGCAATCCTAATGGAGTTGCAAGAGTAGTTCCTGGCCAATACAGAGGAATGTGGGCGATTGGTTTACATCAAGGTAAATATGAAGCAATGCGTCAAGTTAAACCCGTAAAAGTTTATCGTGACAAGAATAAGGACATGACTTTCAATGAAACTATCATTCAAGAAGGTATCTTTGGAATCAATGGTCATAGATCAAATCCTAAAACAGAATCTGCATATGTAGAAAACTGGTCAGAAGGTTGTCAAGTTTTTAAAAGAGTAAAAGATTTCAATGAATTTATGGCTCTTATCAGAAAAGCTAGAGACATCCATGGAAACTCATTTACATATACACTATTAGAATCATCTGATATATAACTTATAAGCCTCTTTAGCTCAGTTGGCCAGAGCGTTTGATTTGTAATCAAAATGTCGTGGGTTCGAATCCCTCAAGAGGCTCCTAGAACCTTTTTACCGTAGACCTACAATATATATAATAAAGAGGTCTACGGATGAAAAGATGTAAGAATATTAATTGCAATAAAGAATTAATAAATAGAGGTACCCATTACTGTAATAACAAATGTCAACAAGATTGGCAAAAAGATTTAAAAATCAAAAATTGGTTAGATGGGAATAACATATTTACAATGGGAGGTAAATCTATTCCTAATTTTATGAGAGCTTATCTTCTAGAAGAAGCAAATTATAAATGTACTAAATGTGGCTGGGGAGAAGTAAATAAAACTACAGGGAATATTCCACTAGAAATCGATCATATTGACGGAAATGCGTACAATAATTTAAAAGAGAATCTGCAAGTGTTGTGTCCAAACTGCCATTCCTTAACCGATACTTATAAAAACACTGGAAACAGAGCTTCAACTAGAATATATAGAACAATGCAGAACAACTCTGCACATTAAAAATAATCAATTAATATGAATCAAGAACAAGTGTTAGGCTTATTACGTCACGTTTTGACTATAATGGGCGGTGCTTTGGTTACTAAGGGGTTGGTAGACGAATCAATGTTACTAGAAGGTGTAGGTTTAATTACATCAATCGTAGGTTTTGTTTGGTCTTTTGCGGCGAAAAGAAAAGCTTAAGTTTTATATAAAAAGGGCTTCGGCCCTTTTTTTGTTAGATATATAGATAATGTAGACATAAGTCACAAAAACATCGATCTAACATGAACAAAAAGTGGTTTTTTGGCTGGAGCAATATTAAATGGTTTATCAAAGAAATTGGTAATCTATATAGTGCAAAACCTGCATTCTTCTCTAAGAAGAGAATTGAATCAGGATTAGCATTTATCATAGGACAATGGGGTATGATCTATTTCCTTTTAGAAAACCATAGCAAATTAACAGCTTCCGATATTGCGATATGGGCAGCAATCGAATTTGCAATTGCCGGTTATATGGTAAGTCATATTCAAAAAGAAAAACAGAACACGGAGGATCAGAATCAAGATCCTGAATAATTGTTAATAACTTTTACAAAATAAATGACCTGATATTTTTTTATGTCAGGTTTTTTTATTATATTTACACTGTAAACATTAACAATATGACAATCTTAGAAAAATTACAAGCCTTCGTTGACGCTTCAAACTCAACTAACTCTAACTCAGATAAATTAGAGGTAATCCGTAACTATAGCAATGACCAAGACGTAATGAAAGCATTACGTTATGTATATCATCCACTTAAACAATTTCACGTAACTAGTGCAAATTGCCAAAAGAGATCGGATTTGGTTGCACCAATGCCAGTTTATAATGATCTTTTCAGCATGTTGGACGATCTAATCGGTCGTAATGTTACTGGACATGCAGCGATTGAGGTTGTTAATCGTTTTGTGGCTGATAATAGCCAACATGCTGATTTGATTTGGTGTATCTTAGACCGTAACCTTAAGACCCGATCTACTGCATCTATGATCAATGCAGTTGTTCCAGATTTAATTCCATCTTTTGATGTTGCTTTAGCTAAAGCTTACGATGAAAAAACTCAAAAGAAAGTTAACTGGAAAGATGGTTGGTTTGTAAGCCGTAAGTTGGATGGAGTTCGTTGTCTTTGTGTCTTTGACGAAGAGGGTAACATTAACTTCTATAGCCGACAAGGTAACGAATTCGAAACCTTAGGTAATATCAAGAAAGCATTTGCTCCTTACGGATTACGTAAGATGGTTCTAGACGGTGAGATTTGTATGGTAGATGAGAATGGTAATGAAGATTTCCAAGGCATCATGAAGCAAATCAAACGTAAAGACCACACAATTAAGTCACCAAAGTTCTTGGTATTTGATGTCCTTCATTTAGATGAATTTGAATCTGGTACTTCAGATCGTAGTTTTGCAATTCGCCAAGCAGAATTAGAATTGTTCATGGCAACTTTTACAACTGGCGGTTTGGTAAGCGCAGTCGATCAGACTTTGGTTACTGGTGATTCTGATCTTCAAAACTATGTGGATCTTGCAAATCAATCTGGTTGGGAAGGCCTAATGCTACGTAAGAATGCAAACTACAAAGGTAAACGAAGTGATGATATTCTAAAAGTTAAGCAATTTCATGACGCTGAATACGTGGTTGTAGATCTAGAACATGATTTGCACCGAGTTGTAGTGGACGGAAAAGAAGTAGAAGAAGAGATGTTAAGTCACGTAATTGTAGAACATAAAGGTAATCGTGTTAGAGTTGGTAGTGGTTTTAATCATGAACAACGTCGTCATTACAAAAGAAACCCAGAGTTGATCTTAGGTAAAACTATTACCGTACAGTACTTCGAAGAGTCTCGCAACCAAAATGGCGAATTTAGTCTTAGGTTTCCAGTAGTCAAAGCAATTTACGAGAACGGACGTAATTGTTAATAACTTTTTGCAAAAAAGATTGGCATATATTTTCATATGTCAATCTTTTTTATTATATTTGTACTGTAACAATCAAACAATATGACAAAAAGAAACATCCCCCAAATCTACAAGCACAGTATCGAAATCGTTAAACCTTGGTCAAACGAAATGTACGATTACAATGAGAACATCAAAGAGATCATGTACAATGAGATCAAGTTTTCAATTGATGTACTTAATGATACTGAAAAAGCAAATCAGTTGGCTGGTATCATTAACCCTTATACTTATGGTATGGGTCACGATCTAGAGTCAATGAAAGAAGATATGTCAAAGAACTTAGAGAGTTTCGAAAATCATTGGTACTACGAAATTTGGGACGAGTTGATTGCAGCAGATTTTGCAAAACCAATCTTTGGAGAAGACGGAGAAGTTTACAATATTATTGGATTTGAATCTTCAGAAGAAATTAAAGAATTACGCATTAAATTTTCAAAATAATGATCAGAGAGAAACAAAAAAACAATGGCCCGATCATAATCGATCTTACTGGACCTGATGGAAACGCATTTGTTCTTATGGGTTATGCAAAGCAATTTGCTAAGAAATTAGGATGGAAAGACAATGGTGCTGCATTGATCACCGAGATGATGTCTGGAGATTATGAACATCTCTTAGAAGTATTTGACAATGCATTCGGTGAATTCGTAATCTTAGAAAGATAAACAATTCTAAAGAATTAAATATAATCTTTATGGAAATAAAAAGATCATATCAATCACATGACAGTATGCGCACCAATGAATTGTCTTTGACACCTGGTGGTAGTATTGTCTCAGTTCAATATGCGGGAGGGCATGTTGTAGAATATAATAAAGTAAAGAGCCCAAAGGCATATGTTACTAAAATTTTGGAAAAAAGCGCTGATAATATAGTTGCAATTTTCGTCAACAATGAGCAAGTATATCCTCATAGCGCCACCTAAAGGCGACACCGAACTAGAAACCTATATTGAATGGGTAGAAAGAAACGGCTTCATTCCAGTATTGCTTGAAGACGACTGCCAGAATATTGACGGACCTCTTCTATTATGTGGAGGTTCGGATATTGGGGTTAATACCGAACGAGATCAAAGAGAGCTTAGATGGATCGAATTGGCTTTAGAGAACAATCAGCCGATCATTGGTATCTGTAGAGGTATGCAGATCATCAACCATTATTTTGGTGGAGACGTAGAAAATATTAATGAACATTATGTTGATGATCACCAAAGTGAAAACTTTGCAGATGATGCTGATCATAGTGCTAGGAAATCACATTTCCATTGGGTAATGGATTTAGATGGTGCCAGATTTAGAGTTAACAGTAGACATCATCAAGCATGTACATTCATTCCTGAGAACCTTATACCAACACATATGTCTTTAGGTAGCGGTTATCTCATCGAAGGATTTGAAGACCTTAAACGCAAAATATGGGCCGTTCAGTGGCATCCTGAACGAATGGAATCAATGAACAATGTATACCCTTTAAATAAACTGAAGTAAGGGTTAAAATACCAATATATAATTTATACGAAAAGGGAGGTGGAAGGGGTGATAATTAAAACTTTATGTTATGAAAAAATTACTTATTCTTCTATCTGTAGTAGTACAGACCACTTTGTTTGCTCAATTCTGCCCAGCATTAGGCCCTGATCAACTTTTACCATGCGGTGTTGGTAGTACAACATTAACTGCTAACTTAGCGAATTGTGGTCCTGGTGGAGCTAATCCTAATCAAACTACAAGTTACTCTGTTGCTTCTATTCCTTATGTAGCTCAAACAAATACTGGAACTCAGTTATTCATGACTGATGATTCTCAACAAGGTCCATTTCCAATCGGATTTAACTTTTGTTTTTATGGACAAACATACACCCAATTTTATATCGGTTCTAATGGTTGGATTTCTTTTACCGGAGGACAACCTACAACTTTTACAACACAAACAATTCCATCTGCAAATCCGTTGGTACCAAAAAACTGTATCATGGGACCTTGGCAAGATTGGCATCCAGGTTTAGGTGGACAAATTCGTTACCAAACTTCTGGAGTTGCACCTTGCAGAAAGTTAACAGTTAGTTGGATTGGAGTGCCAATGTTTTCATGTACTGGCAACCAAGGTACGTTTCATATTGTAATTTATGAGTCAACAAATTATATAGAGAACCATATCCAAGATAAACCTGCTTGTTTAGCGTGGCAAGGTGGTACAGCAACTGAAGGTATTCACAACAACACTGGTACTTTAGCAACTGCAGTACCTGGTCGAAATTCAACAGCTTGGACTACAACTAATGATTCTTGGCGTTGGACTCCAGCAGGACCTACGGTTCTTCCGGTTTTAACATGGTATCAAATTGGAAATCCAGTAGCAATCGGTACAGGACCAACTATTACAGTAACACCTCCAGCAGCTGGAGCACAATATACATGTAGATTTGTCTATCCAATTTGTAATGCTGGTTGGAGTAATTGTAATGCAATTGCAGGTTTAGGACCAGATACTGTTTTGGTAATTCCAGGTCCACCAAATCTACCAGCTCCAACTGTACTTACATTTGATCCTAGTTGTAATACAACATGTGATGGTGCAATCAACGTTACTGCAAATGGAACAAATGGAATTGCTACTATTTCATGGCCAGGTCAACCTAACACATTTACTTTAACAAATTTATGTGGTGGAGTTTATCCATTTACAATCACGGATGCAATTGGATGTACGGTTTCAGGAACTGCAACTTTAACTAATCCGCCAGTTCCGGTAGTTGGCCCGATTACATATAACGATACTGTTTGTTTCGGATCTCCAAGTGAAACTTATTCTGTACCTAATCAACTAGGATATTCTTATTCTTGGGCATCTGTGGGCAATATAACCAATGGGCAAGGAACTAATACAATTGATGTCGATTGGAGCTCTACGGCCACTGGATTCATTCCTGGTGCAGTCCAAGTTACTGGTTACAATATAAATAACTGTCCAAGTTTACCGGTAGCAATTGATTTAAACGTATTTAATATCATTCCGGTAATAGATCCATTAGGACCATTCTGTTCTAACGATGAATTTACAGTTATGAATGCGACACCAATCGGAGGTATATTTACAGGAACTGGTGTAATGGGCAATGAGTTCTATCCTGGTTTTGCAGATACTTTAAACAACAATGTGGTTTATACTTATACTCAATCGGGTTGTGTCTTTGATGATACAGTTAACGTTATCGTATATGAACAACCACAGATCTCACAAATCACGCCTTACAATGATTTCTATGAAGTATGTGAAGGTGATTCTGTTGCTGCAACGTATTCGGTAGTTTCTACTTTAAGTGGCGGTTATAATGAATGGACTCTCTCAGGTAATACTACGCAATCAACAAACTTTAATATAGCATGGAATTCGTTTGGAATGTTTCCATTGACTGTTGTAAACTGGGTGAATGGATGTCCTTCAAATCAACAACAATCGGTTATAACTATTGTAGAATGTCCTAACACTTTATTCTACGTTCCAAACTCATTTACTCCAGACGGAGATGAATATAACAATACATTTAAATGGGTATTTACTAGTGGTTTTGATCCGTATAGTTTTAATATTACAGTCTATAATAGATGGGGTGAATGCATCTTTGAAAGCAATGATCCTAAAGGATATTGGGATGGTACTTATAACAATATGAGGTGCCCGTTAGGTGTTTATACATATAGAGTATCCTTTAAACATATTGAAGATGATGGTAAATATGAATTAATCGGCAGTTTATTGTTATTAAGATAGCAAATTGTTAATAACTTTTACAAAATAATTGGCCTGACATTTTTTTATGTCAGGCTTTTTTATTATATTTACACTGTAACTAAAAACAAACAAGATGAAAGTTCAAAAAGATTACTCAGACAAAATTAGCTATTACTCTTATAAAGTGAATCAAGCGATCACTAACTTAGATGTTAAAGATTTAGCATATTACACACAGAAGTTAAGTTACTTCATGGAACGTGAAAAAGCTGCTAGACGTGAGAAACTTATCTTTGGTTTATATCCTGCTTAAGATGGAATTTCAAACTAGAGAACAGATCATTGCACAGTTGGTTAAAGAATTCGGAGAAAAAGAATCTTCTTTTAACAATACTGAAACCAATAAACAACGCGAGAATTTTTGGACATTTAATAGATTGTCCAATTATTTAAGAAATAAAAGAATAGCACACGAAAATAATTAAAGACATGCCACAGATATTTAAAGTAGGAGGTTGCGTAAGAGATAAATTCCTTGGATTAGAATCCAATGATATTGACTTTACATTTGTCCTAGATAACACAGACAGAACTGTAGAAGAAGGTTTCCAGATCATGACCGATTGGTTAACTCATAAAGAATTTACAATCTTCTTGAGTACTCCAGATTGTTTTACAATCCGAGCTAAGTTTCCAAAGGGACATGCAAACGAAGGTATGGTTGCTGACTTTGTTCTAGCTCGTAAAGAAGTTGGATACACTGAAGGAACTCGTAGACCGATCTTAGAACTAGGAACTCTTGAAGATGATTTGGTTCGTAGAGATTTTACGATCAATGCTATGGCTGAAGCTGAAGATGGAACTATCATTGATCTATTTGGTGGACAAGAAGATCTAAAGAAAGGACTACTTAGAACACCTTTACCAGCAGCTCAAACCATGATGGATGATCCATTGCGATTTTTAAGAGCATTAAGATTTAAAATCACTAAAGGATTTGATGTAGATCGAGATATTCTTAAGGCAATGCAACAGCCTGAAATTAAAGCAAAACTTAGACAAACGGTAAGTGCGGAAAGAATTAGAGAAGAAGTTTTCAAAATGATGAAACATGATACCGCTAAGACTATAAGAATGATAATGCATATAGATGATGATTTCATACCAGGATTTGTAAGTTTGGTATTCGATCGAGGTCTATGGTTAAAACCAACATTTGAAAAAGCAAACTAATGGAAAGAAAATTAGCAAGTATTCAAAAAATAGCTAGCATCAGACCTATTGAAGGTGCCGATGCTATCGAAGTAGCAAGAATCAACAACTGGGATGTTGTTGTTAAGAAAAATGAATTTAAAGAAGGAGAACTTTGTGTTTACTTTGAGATTGATTCATTCTTACCGATCAGAGAAGAGTTCGAATTCTTGCGTAAGAGCTCATTTAAGAAAATGGGTGGACAAGAAGGATTTCGTTTAAAGACTATTAGACTACGAGGACAAGTTTCTCAAGGCTTAGTAGTTCCTATTCAGATCTTAAATGGTGAAGATGAGATGCAAGTTGGAATCTCTCAGCAACCACATGGAGATCAATTACAACTAGGACCTTATGATAATGCTTTAGTAATTGAAGAAGGTGTTGATGTAACTGAATTGTTAGGAGTTGAGAAGTACGAACCGCCAATTCCAGCTGAATTGTCCGGTAAAGTTAAAGGTTACTTTCCATCATTCTTACGTAAAACAGATGAAGAGCGAGTTCAGAACTTGGTTAAAGAATATGCTCAATGGAAAGAGCAAGATTTAGACTTCTATGTAACTGAAAAGCTAGATGGATCTTCAGCAACTTACTACTACAACAACGGAGTCTTTGGTGTTTGTTCAAGAAACTTAGAATTGGCAGAACCGGAGGAATTCGTAGCAGGAATGGTAATGTGTGAGGACGGAATTGAAAGACCTCGTCAACAGAATTCATTCTGGAAAGTAGCTCAAGAACTAGGACTTAAAGAAAAGTTAGAAGCTTATGGTAAAAATATCTCAATTCAAGGTGAGTTAATCGGCGAAGGGATCCAAGGCAATCCGTATAACATCAAGGGCCAAACTGTTAGATTCTTTAACGTATTCGACATTGATCACCAAAGTTACTATGGTTTACCAATGTTCTTGGCAACTATGGAACATGGTTTGAAATTAGAAACAGTGCCAATCTTGGAAATGTCCGCCAATTTACCAGAGACTATCGATGATCTATTGGCTTATGCTGATGCAAAATCAGTCTTAAACCCAGCATTTGATAGAGAGGGCGTAGTACTTCGAAGTATGGATCGTAAGATCAGCTTTAAGGCTATTTCAAACAAATTCTTAATGAATGAAAAGTAAAACCAAAGAGTTCTCATTAAATGAGAAACAGATGTCGAAGTTAACCGAATGGCAAGAGAAGATCAAAGATCTATTCGGCGAATACGGACATTATGATTACACCTTTACGCCATTCGGTATTGGAACTGGCGTAAAGGTTTTTAGTCATTTGACTAGAACAGAATTAGATTTATCAATGGAAGAAGACTGGTAAGCACTTTTATTTGGGTGATATATAAATAAAAAATATACTTATATGTCAACAAGTAGACCTTTCGCAAGAAATCTAAATATAACAGCACCTGCTGGAACTGAACAACTTGGTAATTTAGCCATTGGAATTCCAACTGCTGGTTTTATAGCTACTGGATTAAATTGGTACCAAGGACCTGATGAAGATTTAGGTTACGTAATAGCTAAAGATAATCCAGATGGCCAATCTGCAGCTGATGAATCAACAGCCTTTTTAGGTTTTTGGAGAACTGAAACATTTAGTGACGCTTCATTCTTAGCATTAGGCAATACGGTATTGTCTACTGCATATACTAGTGTTGCTGAATTGACAACAGCATTAAGTAATGCTGGATACTGGACATCATATGGTTCTGGTGAAGAATTACCTAGTGCAATCATTACATCAAATAATGAATACATCTCTCTTGATGAAGGTGTATATTTAACTTATAGCATCTAAACAAAAATAAATTTATAAAAATGTCATTAACTCCAAAAACAATCGGTCAATTAAACCCAATTGATGTAGTTACAGCTACTACTCTATTCTTAGCTGAAAAAGAAGGTACTACAGTTTATGTACCGTATTCTGAAATTGCAGGCGTAACCTACACAGAAGTAACTTATGATGAATTAACAGGATTGATAGCAATCGCTGGTCTAGTACCTGGAACATTCTATATGATAACAGATTTCCAAACATGTTACGATCAACCTAATTATGATTGGACCGGTAATACTATCGAAAACGAAGATACTTATAAAACTGGGAATACTGAATCATTGATGGTTTTAGCTTTAGCTGCAGATAGAATTTCAACAACTGCATATTCACCAGAATACCCTAGCGATAAAATCCAATATGATGTTTCTTGGAATCAGACTGAAGTTACCAATGGCGCTGCTAAAGGTAGAATTACAGAAAGAATCGATGAAAAAAACAATCGTGCAGACTATGATTTTAGAAATGTACAATTTATAAGACATGAAGCTTTAATGGCAGATAATTATTATGAAGGTACTGTTACTGTTGGAGAGCCATTTTTCGTATATGACCCTGAGACATCTGAGCAATTAAGTGGTCCTGATGGGTTTATTCTACACGCAACAGTAACTGGAACTAACACCTACTTTACGAACAACTTCACTGTTGGAGATTATCTAGCAGTTGCTAACACAACTAATATTGGTTGCCATAATTTTTATGAAGTTGTTGGAGTTGAGAATGATACAACAATGACAGTAACAGGTATTTATTATGCTTTTGAATCTGGTGTTACACATTCTAAAGGTTGGACAAAAGGTCTTAAAAGTCCATTTAAGTGTAATGCACCAGCATTACGTTTTGATTCTGCACAATTTTATACTTTTAATGACGGTGATAACTTCAATACTTACTTAGGTGACAATGAAAACTACGATACTTTTATTTTATCAAATAACGTTTTCTTAGACGGTAGTTATAATGATAATTATTTTGGCAATAATGTACAAAATAATACATTTGACGATGATATGAATGGTAACGTAGCAGGTATTAATTTTCAAAATAATATCATGACTGATGATTTTGATCAAAATACAATAGGACGTGATTTTAGATATAACTGGATTGACTGTGATATGTATAGAAATCAAATTGGTAATGGTTTTGAATATAATACTTTAGCGGACGATGACGGTAGTGATTTTGATGAAAACTTTATCCAAGATGGTTTTAGAATGAATTTTGTAACTATGTCAAATGATGATTTTAGTGAAAATATTATTGCACATGATTTCCAAGGTAATATAATTGATGATGGTTTCCAAAGAAACGTGATCGGTGATGGTTTTACTAATAATATTTGTGAAGACTCGTTTGAAAACAATAAAATTGGTAACACATTTGCTGGAAATGCAATTTCAAACCAATTTGAAAATAATTCTATTGGTAATTGGTTTACTGACAACACATTAAATGGAGCTATAAATAATACAATTGGTAATTATTTCCAAAACAATACAATTGGATATGATTTCTCATATAACACAATTGGTCATAATTTTAGTAATAATACTATTGAATCAGATTTCGGATTCGGTGGCGGTGAATCAAGAGGAAACGTAATTGGTAATTACTTTAACAACAATAATATAGGTGAATATTTTTATAGTAATCATATTGCTGATGGTTTTAGTAATAACAATGTAGGCCCATGGTTTCAAAATAATAGAGTTGATGTTGCCAGTATATCTGGTGTGAATTTTAAAGAAAAACTTAATTCTGTAGCTACAGTTTCAATAAATATCGGAGAATCTACATATACTGATGGTGTTTATAATGTATCCCAAACTTCTAACTATTATAACGAGGAAGGTATAGGTGCGCAATTTGAAGTTACAGTTTCAGGTGGTTCGATAACTAACATTGTAGTAACTAATGGCGGTAACTTATATGGTGTTAACAACATAATCGGAATTTCAATGGATCAAATTCCTGGAAGTACGCAAGATCTAAGTTTAGTAGTTAATACTCTTACTAAAATGCCTTTGGTTTATGAAACAATAAATTCTACTATTTCTAGAGGATTTGATGAGATTATGGGTGATATGTATATGATTTCAGCATTACACACCGGAGGACTTTATGTTTCAAATGATTATGAAGGACCTATGGTTCTAGCATAAATTGTTAAACTTTTTACAAAAAGATGGCCTGGGACTAAAAGTCTCAGGCTTTTTTTGTTATATCTGCACTATAATTTGCAAATTGTTAATAACTTTTGGCAAATATTTGCAAATAAATTTTTTTATGTCAATCTTTTTTATTATATTTACACTGTAACATTAAAACAAGAACAAAATGAAGCAAGTATTTACAAAAGCAAGAAACAGAAGAGGAATCGTTTATCCTGCACAACCTACTAAATATTCAGTAGACTTTAACAAAGCTAAAGATTGTATTGCAATCTATGAAGAAGGTAAATGTACAGCACGTTTTAATCTAGGTGATTTAGCTGAGTATAATTCTTATAACTTAAGTTACCTTGGTAAAATCATTCAAATTACGGAATCAACTGTAACTATTGAAGAGCCACATAATATGTATGGTGAAAACCATGGTCGTCGTCACCGTTTACACATGAACGAATTCTGTTGGAGAAACTCTGGCTTTGACTTGGCCAAAACAATCAAACGTAATCAAGAAGAATCTTATTATATTTAATCTAAAATACCATGAATCTAGAACAATTAAAAAAGATGACGGTCCAATTGATCCAAAGTCATCCAAGCTTAAAAGACGAATTAGTAGAATTGTATCAACTTGCAGTAGATGAAACCGATGAAGGTGGATCTGAAATGCACGAATGTCACTTGGCATATAATGATATGATGGAACTTGTAGACGGTAAGTCAAATGGATAAAATTATCTTACCTTTGGATGATTTCCATGGCGATGTCTTTGCAATCGTAAAGACACTTTCAGGTACATATGTTTGTCCTGGATGGCATAAAGTGCCAGAAGGAACCACCAGGGAACAGATTGCTTTCGAAGAGGATACTACACCTAAAAAGAAGATTGAGCCGCTTAGAGAGCCAGAAACTAAGTCATATGAAGTCCAAGTGGCTGGTTCTAAACCAGGTAAGGTTTATACCGTTAAAATGACCGCCGGAAGATGGTCTTGCACTTGTCCGGCCGCAGGTTTTCGTAGAGGAGACTGCAAACACATCACTATTGAAAAAAATAAAATCAAATAATATGAAATACGCATCAATTGACATTGAAACAACGGGAGTCGACAATGAGAACTCTCAAACGCTTTCTATTGGTATTGTACTCGAAGACTCGAATAACATTTTACCAGTAGAAGAATTACCGAAATTAGAAATAGCCATCATTCGTGAACGTTTGGCTGGTGAGATCTTTGCGTTCAACATGAACCGAGACTTAATCTCAGACATCCTAAGCTATAAATTAGCTAGAAATGACGATGAACGTAGGGCTATTGTCGAAGCAACCGGACGTGAGTATCTACCAGAAGAAGAGGTCGTAGAACGAATCTTCCATTTTATGTTTGATCACGGAGTCCTAGACGGAGGTGCGGAATTCACAGCGGACAAAAAAGTAAAAGTTGTAAATGGTAGAGTTTATCCGATGTTAACTTCGAACATGAAACCTTATTACTTCAATGCTGCTGGTAAAAACTTTGCAACCTTTGATCAGAAATTCTTGGAAAGACTTCCACGCTGGAAACAAGTATTTAAGATCAGAAGCCGAGTGTTGGATCCAGGGATCTTATTCGTAGACTGGAAGAATGATGAATCAATCCCAAGTTTGCAAACATGTAAAGAAAGAGCTGGCGTTACTGGTATTGTAACTCACAACGCAGTCGAAGATGCAATTGATGTTGTACTTTGTCTAAGAAAGCAATATTGTTAATAACTATTTGCAAATAAATTTTTAGTTGTCAATCTTTTTTATTATATTTACACTGTATTTAAAAACAAACACAAAATGAGCAAGAAAATTCAAACCTTAGGATTAGTAGAAGTTACCAGTCAAAGACAAGCAGATAATGGAACAGTATGTTTCCGAGACCCAATCACCAATTGTGACTATATGAGTTACGAAAGTGGATATGTCCGCCGCCAATATTCATCTAAAGATTATCGTGGTAATGTTATCAATACCATTTATCAATTGAATAAAACTAGAATGGTTCCAGTGGAATATCGTGCTTATGATGGTACACTAAGAGGATATGAAAAAACAGAGCGCATTTTAGAAATGGATCCGGATTCTCGTTTAGATTTAATTTGCAGAGCAGCAGCTAACTACCGTAAAACAATTAAATCTTATAACTCATAAACCATGGACATCAGTACACTAAACACAGCAGAAATACAATTACTAGGACAATTAAACGCTAAGGCAGTTGCAATTGTTGATCTTGAAACCAAGTTGAAGAAAAGCAACCTAATGGTATCTGATGACGTTCTATATGCAATGAACTTAGAACAACTTAATGAGGTCTCAAATTTTTTAAATTAAACTGAAACACTAACCAGTACCTTGCATACAACAATGTCCTTTAACGGAAGGTAAGGTTACTCAGCAGAAACAAGCAAAAATATGTCACACAAAAGCAAGTTAGATCCTTTTCATTATCATGAAGCAATGGATCGTTTATCATTAGTCATGAATATAATGGATGATGCAGTTATTCAACACCCAGTTGTTAAGTCTTATTCTCGACTTAAAGCAGAAGTAGAATCTGCAACAGATAGTCTTTTTGCAGCATATCAAATGGCTGGACACATGAGCTTCATCTTTAATGAACTCGATCCAATCTTTGAAAAGATTGCTAATGACTATCAATTTGACAAGTCTAGTCCGGATTATCTTGGCTTCTTGAACACATGTCCAGAAGAAGAATGGTCTTTGGATGCTGCACATGCTTTAAATTTCTTGATCCATGAAGAATCAGAACTATTTAGAGCTCTTTTAGATCGTCATGGTCTAGATGTTGAAGATGGACCTCAGTTATCAGAAACTATATTTATTAAAAAGAAATAAAATGGGCACAAATTACTACAGAGTACCTACAGTTTCAGAAATGGAAGAACGTAGACTATTTCTAGCAAAAAGAGTTGCTGAACTGGATATGAATCCAAATCAAATTGAACGTGGTTTTACTACAATCCCAACACATGACTCAGATTTTAGTTGGGAATATGACTCACCATGGACTGAATTTATTGACGGAACATCGGTACATCTAGGTAAAAGATCTAGTGGCTGGAAGTTCTGTTGGAATTTCCATGACAATAAGTACTATTCGAATAAGGCAGAACTGCTTGCGTTTATTAATAGCGGTAGAATCGTTGACGAATACGGTGAAGAATGGGCTGCTGAAGCTTTCTTAGAAATGGCTTTAAACTGGGACGGAATTACAGCAGATCGTGAATATTTTGAAAAGTATGAAAGAAACTTAGGTGGTTCTTGGGAGAAGTATATCGATCTAGAAATCGATGGCCTTAGAGTATCATCATCAACACAATTTAGTTAATATGAGTAAGAAGAAAGAACACAATCCAGTAGAAGCGCTAAAGAAAGCGTTTGAAGAAGAAGTAAATGATTTAGAGTTGCAAAAAAGGTATGATCTATTTCAGAAAAACTTGCAACAAGCTAAAGATGACCACAACAAAATAGTGCCTTTTCTTAATCAGAATGTTGAAGCACGTAATATTTTAACAAGTGTTATATACAACTCTGCAATGGAAGGCATACTTTCAACTGAAGCAACTAAGAAAATGAAAGAGCTTAAAGCTGAAATGGAAACATTGGTTGCAGAATTGGAGATCCATAAAGAAAGCATAGAGTACAATAAGAAAATAATCAAAGACTATAAAGATTGGTCTGATCGTAAACTTTTCATCTGGTGGCAAGCCTTAAAAGCAGTGGATCCAGAGACCAAAGCTTGGATAGAATGGAAAGAAACTTATAAGGATCGTATCATATAATTATTATGAAACTCAAACACGTAAAATTGGGATCTATTAAAGTTCTATTAGAATTCCAACAGATAATCGATGGACAAGATAGTCCTAAATATTTAGCACTTGCGGAACAACAAGCTGTATTTCCATGGAACAATGTTTCGAAACCATTGTACTATATGTTATGGTCGAACACACCGGATCTTCATTTAGCTGGTTATACAGCACTTTATACTGATAAAGGTAATAAGATGACACTGCGTGGTGCTTTGAAACATTACAATAAGGCAATTAAATCCATACCATACGTGAATTTGCAAAAAATATAATTTTATGAAGTATAGAATTACAGTAATTAGTGATACACATACCAAAGAAGGCTATTTGGTAACACCAGATGAAATTAGAACATCTGGGCAATCACCAATGTTACCAGGCGGAGACATCTTAATCCATGCCGGTGACTTTATGAACTCAGGTTATTCTCAACGTGAAGCTGAAGAGTTCTTTGATTGGTTTGATAAAATCAAAGGTTATGATACCAAGGTCTTTATTGCTGGTAACCATGACCGTAAGATGCAAAATGATCCTGAGACTATGCGAGGTCTTCTAACAGGATACAAAACAATTGAGTACTTACAGGATGAAGCATTTGGACTCTACGATATGGATGAAGACCGTAGCTTAAAGTTCTATGGAAGTCCTTGGCAACCAGAATTCTACAACTGGGCTTTTAACTTGCCTAGAAATGGTGAAGAGTTAAAAGCGAAATGGGCAGCAATTCCAGATTATACTGAGATCTTGATTACACATGGACCAGCACAAGGCTATTTGGACACTAGTGGACCTCCGTACAACGAACCGAATTTAGGTTGTGAATTGCTTACGAAAAGAATCAAAGAGGTTAAACCAAAGATCCATGTATGCGGCCATATTCACGGAGGTTACGGTTATATGTTTGATGGAGATACGCATTTCTTTAACGCATCAATCTTAAACGAAAGATATGAGTTTAGAAATAAACCAATGACTTTCGATTGGGACCGAGATACCAATGAAGTAACATTTGTTGACTAATTGTTAATAACTTTCACAAAAAAGATTGGCATATATTTTTTTATGTCAATCTTTTTTATTATATTTGTACTGTAACAAACAAACAATATGAAAGTAACACTTAAACAACAATTAGAAGCATTTGAAAGAGGTCAGTATTTAGAATCAGACGGTAAAGTAAATTCTTCTTGCTTTGTATTTTACGATTGGTTTTGTAGAGATGAGTCTTTGCAACGTAAATCAACTAAACTTTTTAGTAAAGTAAAAAGATTTGTAAAGGCAAATCCTGAACTTGATACAGAACAAGTTTATGTGTTCTTTAAAAACAACTGCCCGATGGTTGGACGTTTATATGATGATTTTAGAATTTGTAACATTGAAGATGGAGACGTTCAATATACGGTAGTTCCTAAATGCAGTCACTCTAAGAAAGCAGAAATCTGGGGTCGCACGAATGAAGGTAAGTTTGGTATGTTGAAAACTGCGGATACTTACACAAAACTTTTTGCAAAATAATTGCAAATAAATTTTTTTATGTCAATCCTTTTTATTATATTTGCACTGTAACAAACAAACAACATGATTAGTAAAACTTTTGAATCAGCAGTCGGAACTAGTTTCCATAACGACACCATTACAGCCACTGTAAATGAATTAATTAAAGCAGTCGGTGAACCTGTATATGACGCCAATGATGGCGAAGACAAAGTAAATTTTGAATGGAACCTTGAACTAGGAGATGGTACTATTTTTACAATTTATGATTGGAAAGAATATCGAAGTATCTCTATGGATGAATTGATTGAATGGCATATTGGTGGTCAGTCCGGAATTGATACAACTAAAGCATATAAAGAACTTAAAAAGTTATTAATTAACCTTTAAATCAGAATAAGATGA